TCTGCTCTAAATCCTGTCGCTCTTAGAGAATAAGTACCGAAGTTAGATGCTGAGTTAGTAACAGATGCATAACCACCAGACTGACATACAATACCATCTTGACAGAAGATAGCGAACACAGAAACCAACTGAGTATAACCATCATTGGTAACGTTATACGCAGTACCACCAAAGCAAATGATAGTGAATGCGTTTGCAACCATCGACTTACCTTGTGGGTCGAACTGTGCAATTGAATTACCTTGACCATCAAGTTTTAAACCAGGTCTAGGTACGTTAGGTGTAGCAACTTTAGCACCGTCAATATCACAACCAGAACCACCAAGGAATGATATAAGTGAAGAGTTCTGGATATAAGGTGATGCTTCAATAACTGGAAGATCTAGGAATATATTAAGTAGTGGGAACCTATACTTAGCAGCATCCTGTTCTTCAATGATAGGATCTGGATTTGTAATAGTACCACTGTATAGAGATGCACTGGAAAGTACGTTATCTAATATACCCCAGTTTGTAGTCAATGCAGATACAACGTTAGCACATTCAGGTGCACTAGAATCTACAGTAATTGTACTGTTAGAAACAGGAGTAATTGGTGAGAAGAAACCTGGTTCTAAATCATTTCTAATTGCCTTGATACAAAGTTCTTTTGCATAAGCAAATATTGCACGAGTATAATCTACTTCTTGTGTAACATGGTTGATAGCACCGCCCAAGATATACTTGTTAGCAGCTTCAACTATAGAAGAGTTACCAGTGTATCTAAGGTCATATTGGAAAGCTCTAACGATATGAAGAACATCATCTAAACATTGCTGATCGCCAGGTGAGAATGTTCTAGTTACAGCATCTAAGTTTCCATAAGAACCATCTGAACCAAGTGCAGTTGTAAGAATACCAAAGAATGTATTAACCGCAGATATTGCATCAGTACATGTAGGTGTTGTAGCAACGGTATCTGTAGCATGAGCAAGACTATCTGTAGCAATTGCTTGTTCTACAATAGAGAATAATGTATCAACGGCAGCTTTCTCACTTGCACAACCGTCTGGATCAACTGTAATAGTAAGATCTTTTTCTTGAGTCTTACCATGCCAACCTCTAACGTTTACAGTTTCATTAGCAATTACCTGTTGAGTAATATTGCTTGCAATCTCCATGACTGCACGAGCATAGAACTCTTCTCCATCTACATGAGGAGTTCCTACAAAGTAACCTGCATGATCGTAAACAGCATCGTTACCACCATTAGTGAGGTTATAAGCAACAGCTCTTAATACATCAGAGACATCATCCTTACAATCTTTATTGTGATTAGGAATTGAGAATCTTGCAGCTGCAATAGGATCAGTTACACGAGGATATGTTTTGTTTCCTCCACTACCATGAGTACAACTAAAGATTAGAGAGTTGGTTGCAACTTTAACTGTAGATCTAGCATGACTAATAGCATTGGGAGCAGAACTCACATAAGTGTGAGTTGTAGTATTAGTAGAAGGGACTGAATCTAATGTTTGAACATCAAATGTGTTCTGAGTTACATTAGAAATAATAACCCACTTATTCGCGATTGGATCGGAAGAACGAGGATATGCAGTTGTGCCACCACTACCATGAGTACAACTAAAGCTTATAGCACCGACAGCAAATTTAACTTTGTCACCAACATTAAATCCGTGATTGGCAACGGTGACAGTCATAATACCTGTAGTAGGATTATAAGCACCATCAGTAGAAGTATGTGTAGTTGGAGCTAACAATTCATTAGATCCAATAGTCAAAACCATATCTCCTGTTGAAGGATTATATGTTGAACCAGATGGAACGTAATTTAAGATTGTAGAAGATGTTGCTCTCTTAACACCGTTAGTAACAGAACTTACGAATGTATGTGCATAGTTACCACCAGTAATGACTGAGTTATTAAGTGCAGACTGGAAAGTGTGTGCAGTTGAATTAGAAGAAATACCAACGTCAAGAGTAATTGTAGTTCCAGTTTTTGCTACGATAGGAACTGAAGTGTTATAAGACTTATCACGCTTCTGTTGGATTCCATTTGCAGTAGCAGATACAAATGTATGTGCATCAAGATTAGTAGATGGAACTGTAGATAGAACTTGAATTTCAAATGTTGTTGCAGTTACATTAAGAATCTTCTGCCATTTGTTAGCAATATGGTCTGTTGATCTTGGATATGTTTTCTGTGCAGCAGTGCCTGTAGCACCATTGTATCCACAACTGAATGTCATGGAATTTTCTGCTATCTTAACCCAATCACCATTTCTCATTCCATGAGCAGCAGTGGTGGTAACTTTCATGATACCTGTATTAGGATCATAAGTTGTACCGTTAGTTGCTGTATGTGTATCAACAAGAGCTCTTGGATAAGAATGCTCAGTTGCAAAGTTGTCTTCAGCACACTTAAATGTTAATGCACCTGTTGTAAGTTTGACATGTTCTTTAACACGACTTAATCCATTAGGAGTTGCAGATACAAATGTATGAGCATCATTAACTGATAATGGTACACCACCAGTAGTGTCAAAACTAAATGTATTCTGAGTTACGTTCCATATATTGATCCACTTACCATCAATATATTGACCAGCTTTTGGATAAGATTCTTGACCACCGCCACCATAAGGGCAACTCATAGTTATAGAACTTTGAGCAATATTGATCTTGTTTCCTTCTTGGAATCCATGATCATTAATAGTAACAGTCATCACACCAGTGGCAACATCTAATGTTGCATCTTCTACGGTGTGAGTGGTAGGAGCTTCAAGTGTATGGTTTCCTATGGTAACTTCAACAAGACCTGTTGTAGGGGTATATACAGCGTTTGTAGGAGTAAATGTGATAGGTGGTGTAGTACCTACGTTAATATCAAAAGTATCCTGTGTAACATTAGAAACACTTTTCCAAACATTAAGTGCAGGGTCTGTTGCTCTTGGATATGTGTGCTTGGAATAGTTGTCATCCATAGCACAAGTAAAGGTCAATGAATCCTGTGCAACCTGTACCTTTTCACCTACGGTGAATCCATGATTAGGAATTGTTAATTGTAATACACCTGTAATTGGTTCATAAGATGCATTGGTTACTGTATGATTTGTAAATCCAGTATCGTTATAAACGACTGCTCTACTAATAGCAGTTGATGTAGCAGTTACAAATGTATGTGCAGTAACATCAGTTTTAGCAGGACCAACATTGACTTTAATATTGTTGGCATCTACTTTACGTACACCAATATACTTGTTGTAGTATGGATCTGTTGTGCGAGGATATGTTTTCTGAGCACTGTTACCATCTGAAGCACATGTGAATGTTAATGAATTAGGTGCTATTAAAATTCTGTCTCCATCAACAAATGGGTGAGCATTAATAGTAATGATCATCTCACCTGTGAGTGGATCATAAGCAACGTTTGAAGGTTGCCACTGATATGTGCTTAAACCTTGGAATGTATGTGGACTAGTATTTGTTGGAGTAGTACCATTAAGTGCATTAATTGTAATATCATTTCCATTGACTGCTTCAACTGGAGTCTCAGTCATACTAGAAACAAAACGTTCTACTGCTTCGTTGGATATGAATGTGTTGTTAGTATTAATTAAGTTTGAAGCATCCTGTGTCTTATTAGGAACCTGTCCATATACTGCTCTATCTAAAGTAATTGTAGTATTAAAGAACTGAGTATGAAGTGTATGTGGATGCCTTAGCATAGGCAAGTTACGAACCACCTTAGCAGCATATTCTTTTGCATAATTGAATGCTTCGATATACTTACTTTGATTACTTGTAGTTACTTGTTTTAGATAGTAATTAGCAGCATCATAAACTCTATCATTACCACCCCACTTAAGGTTGTGATAAAGTGATTTCTGTAAGAAATCTTTAATGTCATCAGTACACGCTGTATTACCTGTAGGTACGCTATAACCAGTATTAGCAACCATTCTCTCAACAGCTACCTCAGCGATCATTTCAGCGTTAGCAGCTATCAAATCAGCAGCATCACCTTGTTTGTTATTTACTGGGAAACTATTTGGAGTTCTAAATGGTTTTCTTATATCTTGGAATGTACCGTCAGTTCCAGTAGTACCAGTTGTAAGAGAAGTGATACCTAGATCTAATACAAATGTTCTGTGATCATATACCTCATCAATAGCCCATGTACCATTAATAGCAGCAGTGGAACTACCTTTAATCTGAACACCAGCAGATACACCAACGTTAACAGTAACTGTGCCAGAAGCATCTACTTCTTTAATTGCTAGAGTCGCACCGTATGCAGGATCTGTTGCTCTTGGGTAGGTATGAGATGTTGCGTGATTATCTCTAGAACATGTGAAACTAATAGCACCATTTGCAATGGTCAATGTATTAGCAGTAGTATAACTATGTGCACCGATTGTTAATACAAGATCACCTGTAACTGGATTGTATGTTGCATCAGTTACGTCTTTCTGAACACTACCCTGTGTAATGGTAATAGCATTAGTTGCTGTACCACCATTGTAAATGTGATTATGATTTTGGAATCCTTGGAATAAGTTATGTCCAGTATTAACTTTAACTGTTAACTTATTGAAATTAGTAGACCACTCAGTAATAGGATGATCAAATGTATCTCCTAATGCAGAGAATGTAGTAGGTCCTATTGTTAAAGTGCTATTTCTAGTAGCAGAGTTTTCATAATGAGACTTAACATATCCATATGCTTCCTGTGCAATAAATTCTTGGTTTGATCTGATAGATTCTGCACCATCTCTATATCTGTCTGTCTGATCTATCTTTGTAAATCCATAAGGAGAGTTCCTTAGAGATGCTAGAACATAGTTGCTAGTTGAGATAACTGACTGGTTACCAGTTGGATTAAATGTTGCATTAAATACACTGATAGAAGATCTTACTACAAACTGTAGTGAGTAACCATCAGCACGTTCTATACGATGTGTAATATATTTTCTACCATTAAGATCTTCAACGTTATCTAAAACACTGACTGTGGAACCAGTTGCAGTTGCAGTATTAGTTGTTGATTGAATATTTGCTGTCTTAAGTACAAAAGTAACAGTTAAAGCAGAACTATTATATCTGGCATAACCCATACCTAGTGCAGTGTTGTTAGGTAATGATGGAGTTCCAGATCCAAGATCAAACTGATCAATATGATATGTCTTACTTAATGCTTCAGATCCTGCACCACCAAAGGTAAACTTCAGACCACATTCTCCAAGAGACATCCAGTTAGAGAATAGATTAGTAACAAGTGTATTATCTACAGTACTTAAAGTAACTGTAACTTCACCACCAGATAAACTCCAAGATGAGTTTACAGATCCACCAAAGTCAATTGCAGTACTTGTGAATCCATATAACTGAATTTCTTGTCCTACCTCATAGTCATGATAAGTAGTACCAGAAATATTGAATATAGGACCATTGTAGGTCTGCTGTGTAGCTAATGATGTATCTAGAGTTGCGATTGAGTATATTCTATCTGCTAATTCAAATCTTTGATATCCTAAACCTGTACTGTTAAGAGGAAGAGTTACAGGAGCATCATTACCTTGAGCATCTTTGTTTAATGCGTTAGCAGCAGATGATGCAAGTCTAAACCAATTTACATTTTCCTTATAAACATAATATGTTGTACCAGAGACAAGACCGTCTATCTTGCCCATCTTACTCTCACGGTATACTACACCATCACCACTTGCAAATTGATGGGTATCAACAAAGATATGATTACCCTCTGGCATAACCTTACCAGTGGTAAATAAGTGAAGTTTAGTATCTGGAGAAACCGAACTTAAATTTCTAATACCTGTAGTTGCTGTAGTTGTTGTAGCATCTATCCAAAGATCATAAAGTTCTATAGTATTAGCATCAACGTTTCTTATATAATAAAGTGTGCTGTCAGTAAGACCACCAAGAGCCGCAGCGTTTTCATCTTTTTCATAATAAACTTGATCACCAGTTTTAAGTCCGTGACCAGTGATTGTAATACGATCTGTAGTTGTATTTACTTTAGTACCATCAGCAGCAAAGGCAATAGTTTCTCTTTCTGAGTTAATTGTATGCTGATAAATCTGGTTAGAGATTGTCTCTAATTCTGGTCTTAATGATTCAGCATCAGATACGTCAAATCTATCAGACACACCTGCATTATTAATGTCAGTAACAATATTAGCTGCTACAGCATCATAGAATACTTTTTCAGCGTCTTGGAATACATCATTAACACCTGATGTAATTAAGACTTTAACAGAACCAGTGGAGTATGGTGATGCTTGAGGACCTGTAAATGTAACTTCTTGAATTGTACCTAATGTACCAGAAGATCCACCTTGTACGAAATAACCAACTTGAAGAGTTGTATTGTTACCTGTATGGTTGGTAAAGGTAATGTTGAAAAGGTTATCACCACGGAACTTATCACCAGGTATTGATGGAATCTGTCCTAATTCTGGTTCGTAATATAATCTTTGTTTGTCATCAAACACAAACGCATACTTCCAAGTATGAATAACAGTACTTTGTGGATCTGACTGATTCTGTAATGCGTCTCTGAATACAACACCGAACACATACGTCTCGTTAGACGCTTTGAGCATGTGACGATCTTGGTTTTGAGGTCTAACAATTACTCGTCTTAAGTTGTCACCAATAAGTGAACAGTTCCTAGGAAGTGTAATTGGGTTATCTTCAAAGTATTCACCACCAGATACAATTAGTGAAACGTATTCATCACTAGGATCTGGTTGTGCTTTTTGTAAAGTATAAGCAATCTGTGCTGCTTTCTTAATAGTTTTAACTGGTCTTGCAGCTGAACGACCATCATTTAGATCACTACCAATAGTTTGTGATACATATACACGACCACCAGTGTCATTAGTAGCAACTTTATACACAAAGTCAGTGGTTGCAACCCTTCTGGACTGATCACTTAGGGGAGGTGTGTCAGCAGTTGGGAAAAATATTGTGCCAAATGTAGGACTTGTTACATCTGTATCTTCATAGTTAATTAAATTAGGACCACGAAGATCTAATGCAGGGTTGATGATCGTGTCAATATCAAGGTTTGTAACCTGTGCAGTATCAGAAATGATAGAACGAGTTGTTCTAATCTGTCCCTCAACGTCTAGTTCATACTGTGGATCGGTAGTATTAACACCAACTCTAATATTATTCTGTGCATTTAAGTTTAAAGTTATAGCATCCTTTTCGTTGGCATCTACACCCACTGAAAATTCTACAGATTCATCACCTTGTATACTTAAAGATCTTACTCTTCTATATGCTAGAGTGTTACCTGCAGTAATTACACCTAAGTTAGTACTCTGAAATTGTAAATTATCATCATCTACTTTTGATACAATATATGTTCCATCTGTTTCACCACCAGATGTGAAGTCGATATATAACTTTTCGTTCCCTATAAACCCGTGTCCAACTGAAAGGATATTTACAAGTCCTCCCACAGTCCTACTATACGTAGCACCAACCCAATTTCCTGTAGGGGTAGCACCCGATGCTGATATTCTCTGTTGGTCAGAATTAATCTTAAGAGCCATTAGTTTTCCAAACGGTTATGATACGACGGTAATATCCAAAACACCAATCCACTTAACTGTAGAATTGGTAGTCACTGACTTCACTTCAAAAGTGAAATAAGGAGCTCCTCCAATTTGGAAAGCATCTGGAGTTACATTCCAGAGTTCTTGTCCTGGTGGATTGTTCCTAATAATATTCTCATAGGTAGCTGCTACTGTTGGAGTACCATCATTAGCAGTAGTAACTACAATATCAAATGTTGTTGCATAAACATATTGATTGCTAGTAGTCTCTTGACCAAAAACTCTTGCTTTTATAAAACAAACTCTATCTGCAGCAAGTGCAGGTGTGTTTGTTGCTAGAGCAGTAGTTCCATCTAATGTCAATTGTAAGGTATTGTTGGCAGAATCTGTTACTCTTTTAACTAGATACTTGTCATGGCTCGCATCAGCGAAATTATCGCTGACCATGTGAATTGCAGATATGTTCTTGAGCTCGAACTGTGTGTTGACGACTTCAGTAGAACCTACTGCAAAACCTCCAATTGATGAAAAATTCTTGGTTGGCATGACGTTATATTACCTCAGGTTTATTTATACCTTAACTTTAGTGGTTGTGAATCTACCAGTAAAACTAGTAGATGATGTTGCTGCTGTTGATCTGGTTAATTGGATATTAACACTGTTAGCAGCGACTGCTATGGTTGCATCCATCAAGTCATTATCTGATGTAATGGAGTTGGTAATTGTTGCATGAGCAGCAGTACCTGCAGCAGCACATATAGCAGTTACCTCAAACATGTGAACCTTACCATCATCACTCTCAATGGTAATAAGAGTCTTACCACCTTTGTATTGTGTCTTATCAAATGATACGACAGTTGCGGTGTTTGTGAAGGAACTAATCTGACCACCCTCAACACGACAGTCATCAAGTTCCACAAAGTCAGCAGTGGTATCAAATATAGTTAAGTATGATGTGGTTCCACCATTCCATCCTCTATTGATTTTCCATCCTGCTTCAGCACCGTTGGCATCTAAATCAATGAATGGTTTATCATCCATTCTAGTTGTGTAATTCTGTCTTAATACATCTTTTCTTGTTATAGGAGATGTTGGACTAGAAATAGTATCAACTTTGATTGTTATGTCTTGAGCTGGAGTCGTTCCACCAACAGCAGTACCAGCGATAGTTATAACTTCAGCAATTTCATAACCAGTACCGCCAGAGTTAACAGTAACAGATGTTACAGTTCCATTACTATCTGTAGTTATATCTACAGTCAATCCAGTACCTTCAATCTGTGCGGATGTTGTGACGTTAGTGACAGTAGTGGATGCTGTATATGATGTTGCGACTTGTGTTAATGTAGCATTATCAAATGTGGCCACAACACCTTGTGCAGGAACATTTCTGAGTCTTAAACCACCAGTAACTTCAAAGTCTTTCTTATTTCTTACAGATATAATATTAGCACCAGAAGCCTGAACATTTAATGGGTTAATACCAAAATTTGTACCATCAATAATAAGAGAGTTAGGAATGCTGTGAGTAAATGCAATGTTTGGATAAACAACTCCTGTCATATTACCCTTAAAGGTCATAGTGGTGTTGTTTATTGAAAGGTTATTTTGCCCTGCTGCAAAGAATTCAAATGTATCTTCGTCAGAACCAGGTGATACCTCAGTTAATATGTAAGTATCTTGGTCAACGTCTCTAACACCACCAAGAGATACAAAGTCAGTTCCATTGAAACCTTCAAACTGCAACTGTGTAGTATTATATCTGATAGCACCTGATCTACGATCTAATGCATTAGGACGTTCGTTTGTAGTTCCTGATGGAACTATAAGTGAACCAGTAGTATCACAAAGAATATCAAATCCTGAAGAAGGTTTGATTGCAACACCACTACCATCTACATCAGAGACTGTAACTGTTTTTCCAGAACCACCACCTGCAGCAGTAATTGTAATCGTATCTCCTACTGCATAATTTTGTCCTTTATCAACCACAGTTACAGCAGAGAAGTCTCCACTCGCAACTGTGACTGTTACAGTCAACCCAGTTCCGATTCCAGATGAAGTTGTTGCAGTTGCTGTATATGTTCCGTCAGTATATCCAGATCCAGTTCCTGTAACTGTTACTCCAAGAATTTGACCAAATGATCTTGTAGCAGTTGTACTATTGTTTTGAACTACATTATCCAGAATACGTAAAAGACCAGCATCTAAGTTGCCACTAACAGTTAAATCACCAGTAGCAGTATCAATTTTTAATTTTTCATCAGTGCCATCAGTTATAGAGAAGTCAACATCTGTGCCACCTTTAAATACAAAATTACCTCCACCTTTGGTATCAAAGTTTAGTGGTACATCAATATCTGTACCATTACCAAAAATAGTATTAGTATTGTCAATTTCTATTTGTGCTGCAGCAGGTCCTATCTGTACCTTACTGTTAGTAGTATCTACTTTAAAGAATGGTGTTAAACTACCAACTGTAGCATCTGCTTGGAATAGTTTTGCATCTATACCTCTAGAAGCACCAATCTCACCAAATTGAGTTCCACCAAGAGTAATTCCAATTGTGTTACTTGCAGATCTATAGAATCCAGTAGTAGCAGAATTAGTAAATGTTAGGGTTGGAGTTGCTTCTGCACCATCATCAAGTTTAATTGTTGCTTGGTCTATGCTACTTGCACCACCACTTACAGTTATACCACCATTGAATGTTCCCAGTCCAGTGAAGGTAGATGTGGTTTGTACAGTAAGAGTTCCACTGAAGGTTCCATTTGTACCAGCTATGGTTGAGAAGGTAGCACCACCAGCAGCTGATATATTCCAGTTTGCTGCAGTTGTAGTACCATCTGGATTCATTATAATCTGAGCACCACCAGTAGGTCCTAAAGTAAGTAGACCTTCCTGTGACAACTCAATATTTTTCTCACTACTAATAGTAGCAATGTCTAAAACTAAACCTGTTCCTTGAACTGCTTGGTCACCACCAACGTTACCTATTATCGGAGTATCAGCTGCTTCAAATGCAGTACCTGGTGTAGTTACTGTAGCTCCAGTTGCAAAACCTACGTTACTGACTGTGAACTGGAATCCAGATCCACCTCCACCACCAACTGTAGCATCATCTACTGAAAGAACATCACCAATATTATAACCTGCACCTGTTAGGGATATATCATTAACTGCTGTAACTCCAGTTTGTTCACTATTCAAAGTGTATATAAATCCAGAACCAGTACCACCAACATCACCAGGATCTACAGTTAACTGGTTGTTTAATGCATATCCTAAACCTTGTGTCAATATAGAAAGTGAAGTTATTGCTCCACCACTAACTGTGAAATCACCAGTCATCTGATCACCAGAGTTACCTGCAGAACCAGATGTAAATGTTATGTTAGGAGTTGGTTCACTCATGGCAACACCATGCTGAACACATTGATATGTACCGTCAGTAGTAGTTCCAGATACAGAACCAACTATCATTTCAAAATATGCACCCGCAGTACCTGCAGTACCTGCATTTCTTGTAGTAACGTTAGTTACTGACTGTATTGTTAATTCGTGAGTAGCATTACTAGAATCACTCTGATCAAAACGATATGTATTATTATCAACCAATGTAATGGATGGAGCTTCAACAGGTCCTGATCCCAAATCAATTAAGTACCTATTAGTAGCAAGGTTCAATGAATCAAGTTGAGCACTAACACCACCAGTAGCGATATTTTCTTGTTGAGCGTCTAAGAATGAACCAGTTACGTTGTTAACAAAAACAGCATCAGTAAGAACCTTAGTAACCGTTCCAGTTGCACCAGAAACAGAACCAGTAACAGTATTACCTACAGCAAATGTTCCACCAGTAATATTAGAAAGATTTAATTTATCTCTTTGAACAACAGTAACTGTATAAGTTGCAGTTGGTACGTTTCTAAAGTTTGTTTGGTATGTACCATCAGTATATCCAGAACCACCATTTGTGATACTTCCACTAAAACCAGGAATTACGAATGTACCAGTCGCAGTTGTAGTTGGAGATCCACCAGTAAACTGTACGTTTGGATATGAACCTGCTAAGTATCCAGAACCAGAAGATGTAATGTTACCAGCTATTGATTGAATGTCAATATTAACAACACCATCTTTACCACCACCTCCAGTTACTTCAACAGTAGGAGCAGTTGAATATCCAATACCACCACTATCAAGAGTAATTGCGGAAAGTCTACCAGTCTTTTCATCAAGAACTGCAGTAGCATTTGCTTCCTGTGAAGGAGTACCACCAGTAAATGTGATACCAGGAACATTTCTATAACCCAAACCGTTACCAGTTACAGTTAGAGTTTCAACAGGGAAACCTATATCAGGTGAACCTGCAACTCCAGATCCTGTGGTATCACCAGCAGCATTGGTAAATGTTATGGTTGGTAAAGTTGCAGCTGTGTATTGACCACCATCTGATACAGTTATGCTTTGAACAGTATATCCAAGAGTTGTAGTTAATACAGCACCAGAACCAGTTCCTGAATCAGAAATGGTAACTGATGGGTTTGATGAATATCCAGATCCTGCAGAAGTTATTGTGACACTATCAATAACACCAGCTGTTTGTCCCAAATTAAGAGTTGCAGATGTTCCAATGAAAAACTGATCGTTAGAACCTGTAGCAGGTCCTAATGATATTTCAGTTCCTGCGTTCGCATCTGATAGTGATGCTGCTACTTTAATAGTATCTGTATCTACCCAAATGATATAATAGGTGCTGTTATGAGTAAGACCACCAACAGATGTTGCACCAGCATCAAGAGTTTGAGAATCATATGTTACTTGATCACCAGTTTCAAAACTGTGACTAGAAATTGTAATAGTATTCGCAGTTGTATCAACAACAGTACCACTAGGTGAAAATGTATTTTGAGGAGGTGGATCTACGACTGCAGTAGGTCCTGAATAGTTAGTACCACCAAAATCAACTGCTGCGGCTACAACATTACCTGCTTGACCTAAATTAGCAGTCGCTGCAGCAGCTCCAGATGAAAATGTGATGTCTGGAGAAGCACTATAACCACTTCCTCTATTACTTAACGTAATTGATTTTATAGCACCAGTTGTTGCTAATGCTGCTGTGGCAGTTCCTTTCTGAAAAGGATCTGATGTTACAGATACGGATTGTTGTCCACCCTCATATCCAGTACCTGCAGAGGTAACTGTAACTGTACCTAAACCATTTTTAAGAACAACAAATGATCTTGTAGAGAAGCAAGATGCTTCAGATGAACCAAATAATGTACTGTCTTGGAATCCTGCAATATTAAGAGCACCTTGGATTACACTACCAAATGATATTGACTTATTAACATCAAAGTAAACTGCTTCTTTAACGATTGTCTCAGCGTTAACAACAAAGTCTTCTTGACCAGAAGGGTCAACGATTACCTGACCTGTCGTTGAAGTAATACTGTTACCTGCTAAACGTAAGTTACCTGTCTCAATGTATGCAGGGAAAATGTTAGTAGTACCAGTTCCATCACTTAATGTAATGTTTGCAGCAGACTGAGCAGTAGAGGTTGCTTGGAACTGAACGTTACCAGTCTCTTGGTCTACAGAAAATGCATCACCAACACGGAAGTCACCGTCTTGGTCTGTGGAAGAATATAGAACCTTACCATTGTTAAGTTCTTCTACCTCATTTGCCTGTACAGCAAGAGATGGGTCATTAGTATAGTCTGAACCAGATCCAACATAACCAAAGTTATGTGCAGTCAATATAAGTTTTACACCAGAACCATCTGCCTGTACACCTTTACTTCCATATACACATGCAGATGCAACTGCACGCATCTCAGCACCGAATGCAGAATAGTCAGCAGTAATAACAGATGTAGCAGAATCACCACCACTAGATCTAATATCAGATGTACCACCAGACCCGTCTGTAAAGGTCGTAGAAGCGTCATCACCGTTTGCATGAAGCAATAGTACTGTATTAAGATCTGGTGAGTATTCGCCTGTTGTAGGGGTAAATCCTGCAGTGAATCTAGCAGCACCTTTACTAATTCTTACCTCGTCAATATGTCCGTTAAATGCTTCAGTAGGAGATGCTTGATAATCTGAACCTATGATAACTGGTTTAGTAGAACCATAGTCATTAGTATCTGCACCAGTTCCTAACTCAGTTCCATCTAAGAATAATTTTGTGGTTCCTCCCTGTCTTGCTACTGCAACGTGATACCATGTACCAGTTGATAAAGTACCACCACTACGAGTTGATGAGTTACCTACACCATAATGAAGGGTTGTGCCATTCAAATATAACTTAGGTGCTGTATCTGTAGCAGAACCGTCTCTTAAATCAAATATATGTTGTATACCTGTTACACTGTTTGGTCTTATGAATGCTTCTAAACACCAGTTTGATGTACCAAATCCAAAGTCTTCTGAAGTTGGAACTTTTACGTTATCTTCAGTTCCGTCTAATAATATAGATGATGTTCCAAATTTCTTTTGTGCTGTATCTAACTGTGAGTCACCGAATCTACTTAAGGTTTTTGCAGATTTATTGACTGTGGTAAATGCTCCAGTTCCTTTACCAGTGATGAATATATAAGTTCCATCATTACTAGAAACTACACCTCGTGCAACTGCTTTCTTGTAAGTAACGTTACTTGCTGATATAGTTCCAGATCCATTAGTGTAAGTTACATTATCATTATCTACTTTAGTTACTTGATAGAATCCATCTGTAGCACCGCCACTTATATGATCTGCATAGATGTAATCACCTGTTACTAAACCATGTGCGGTTCTTGTTAATGTAATTGTAGATCCAGATCTAGCATAGGTTCCTGACTGAAAACTGTCCTCTAACTGATATGTAACCTCAGATGTAGAGAATGTTCCACTGACTCCACCTAGTTTTAATCTTGTATTACCTGTTCCAGACTTACCAGTAGCACCTTGGATACCTTGAATACCTATGGATGCGAAATAGTTAAAGCAATTTAACCACTCGACTCTTATACCATTAGTTGCAATTACACCAATCTGATTCGGTGTAATGAATGTACATTCATTGAATAAAACAGAACTATGCTGTGATGCTGCTGCAATATTTGCACCATCTAACTTAGCACCACGTCCTGCATCTCCCTGTGCATACCCATAAGGGTCTGATGCACTAGTCACACTACCTTTTGTTGTAACTGTACATCTCTCGATATATGGACTCTGTGTAGAATTTAATGAAGTGATAAGTTCAAACGCATATCCGTCATCATTTGAACTATCATAATAGAAATCTTTGATTGTTAAATCGGAAACGTGACAGTCTCCTGAAAGTTTAAATGCAGTGTTAGCATTAGTAACACCTGTTGGTTTTACAGATGTAGAACGTAAATTAGTACCACGAAGAGTGACTCCGTCAGGTACAGTCATTGGGAATGTTTCTTGATACTCACCTGGTGCAACTATGATTGTATCACCTGCTGTAGCAGTTCCAAGTGCCTTTGTAATAGTAAGGAATGGTGTATCTGGATGTAGACCTGCATTACCACCATTAGCAAGAGTATTATTATCTGAACCTACTGACGCGACATAATAAGTATTCCCCTGACCATTCGTGATGTCAGTGGAAAGCATGGATGTAACCACCTCACCCGTATTGGGTTTCTGGTTAGCAACCTCTATTATATTTGATCCGTTTCTAGCGTATAGTTTTCTATCCGCTATATTAAGAGCTATTTCGCCATCTTCTAAATTAGAAGTTGTCGGGACGACTGCTGCTGTCGTCGATCTCTTCAGTTTGATTCTCGTTGCCATCTAGAGCATTCTCAGGAATTTGGTCTTGATTCATACTATTTAACTGATTTTGTAAGTCAGCTATTTGTGCTTCTAACATCACATTTACTAAAGTCAATTCAGAAATTTTCTTTTGTAGTGTATTAATAACGATTTGTGCATTCATAATTCAAAATTTAAAAAGTTCCACCATCGAGGGTGTTTGTCCAGACTGGGACTCCAGCTGAAGTAACAGTCAGTACTTGATATGATGTAGTAGCATCATTTCCAGTACCAGGTGATGCCATGTTAGCCTCTGCAGTTACCTGTAGAGGACTTGTGCCATTACCATATACAATACCATTTGAGGTAAATGTACCTGCACCAGTACCACCGAACTGAACTTCAAGGTCAGAATCCAGTTCAAGATCACCGATAAGAACAGTACCACGGTTTCCAGTTACACCAAAAACAGTGCCTGTGTCTGTAGCATTCTCAATGAATGTCCAAGCACCAGCTCCATCAGCACCTCCAGTGCGATCATAACCAAAGAAACCAAATTGATTGGTTCCAGATACATTGTAGTGGATTTTAACACCACGATCCATTGCATCATCAGCACCTCTAACTGTAACTAAGGTAGCACCTACAACTTGGTCAGCAGTAATTGCTGCACTTAATGTAATAGTTTTTGTACCTGTGTTAATAGCAGAGATTGTTGTGCCACCAGGAATACCAGTACCAGTGATTGAATCACCGACTGATAATTGCTCCACTGCATCAACTGCAACATCAACTGTTGCGTTACCTGCAAAGGTAGCAAGAGTTTTAACTGTAACAGGTGTAGTAGGATCTCCCAATTCAATAGTAGGATCGTTAACAGACATTGAAGCACTATTAACTGTAGTTGTAGTACCATCAATCTGTAAGTCACCCTTAATTACGACCAAACCATCAGCGTCACCACCTGCAGGATATGGGTCAATAATCAATTCTTGTATGTTATTGATAGTAGAAAGTACGTTTCCGTCTAACTTAAGGTTATCAATTTCAATAGAACCAGTCTGAGATGTATTACCAGAAATGTTTGTAGTTCCATTAAAGGTTACACCGTTCTGGAAGGTAGTTGTTGCATTAACTTCTAGTGTATCTGTATCAGCAGTACCAAGAACTGTATTATCATCAACCTTGAGGTCTTTGATCCATGCAGTAGCTCCTACACCAATACCACCTGCAAATGTAACACCTGCTGTGGCAACGTTAGAAGCATCTGTAGTGTCAGCAAAGTTGACTAGTACACCTGTACCATAGTTCCAGTCTGCACCTTCTATTTGCATTTTGTCAGAAGTTGTCTCGTCATATCTGATAGAAGCATCCTTTGTATTACCAAAGTTTAGTTTCATATCATCAGCGATACGCAAGTCGGGGGTACCTGCTACACGCTTGATGTCTAAAACTGCATCTGAGTCATTGAATGAGAGTTCTACATCTCCTGTAGTTCCAAACTCTAGTTCCTGACCATCTTCAATAACTAGTTTACCTGTGCCATTTGCACGGAAGATAAGGTCAGCATCAGTAGTAGATGTTGTAATGACGTTTGCATCGAGGGTGATGTCGTCAACATTCCACTGATCAATTTTTGAATTACTATCGACTATTACAGATGAACTAGCAGTTAGTGTACCATGAACATGATCCAACATGTCCATAAAATATCTACCACCGACAATCTGTGCAGCACCATTGTTATCTCCAACAAATAGTCTGTCGCCTGCGTTTGCCTGAGTTCCGTTTGCTCCTGTAGTAATGGCGAGTTCACCAAATGTAATACTACCAGGTGCGACTGAACCAGTACTCCTTTTAATTAGAATATTGGATGCCATTAGAAGCTACCCCCGTTAACTGTTACGTGATTTAATACATTTGTGGCGACAAACCTTGTTGCTGCTGAATCATACACAAGCACTGAACCTTCTGCTAGTCCACCTTGTGATACATCTGTCAAATCTACGTCTGACATAGCACCAATCGTGCCACCGCCACCACCAGTGGCGACACGAGTTACTCTTGGGACTGATTGATCCCCAAATCTTAATCTTGCCATTTAAAGTGTTACCCCCTCAAGTACGCTTACTGAACCCTCTAACACTCTGGACTTGATACCAGATGCTGAAGTTATGACGACATCATACACATACCGTCCGCTTTTCATAGCAGCGGTCTGAGAATTAGTTAGAGATAATTGTATTCTTCCGCTAGTTGCGGGAGTCAGGACTGCAGACGTTACAGTTTGAGAAGTACTACTTGTGTAGTGTTTCTTTATCAAACTTGCTACTGTATATCCTGTAAGGTTAAATTCTGTACCATTATCATTCTCAACTGTAAAGTCGATGATAAAGTCAGAACCTTGATATATTAGTAGGTTGGATACAGCACTTGCCATTCTCTAAGAATTCCATATAATATTTAGCTTAACTTTATTTATCCTCTTTCTTTATTAAGTCTTTAATAAGGTCTTTAAGTTCGTCAACTTCTTTCTTCAAGTCGTCTAAAGTGCGATCTTTTTGGCGTGCTTTCTCTCTTGCTTTTATATAAGCGTCATATGCACTATCGTCCGTATTGACGATTGCATTAGAATCAGCATCCCTGCCGAGGGAGTTATGTCCTTCGACAGGGATTAGATCAAGTATTTTATCTTCCATTATGCTAAAGCGATTGCTCTGAAGTCCTTTATCCTTGGTATATATGGTTGGGAATAAGCGATGAAACTCACTTTAATTTGGAATCCATCAAAGTCCTCAGTATCATCTATTGTATACTCATAATCAGTAAATGTAAATAGATCATTCTGTGGTGTAATAATACCGCTGTCTGGAATACCTGTAGTATTAAAGAATTGGAAAGGTAAATCATCAAGAGAACCAGCATAACCAACAGGTACTAACTTGTACATCACTCTAATAGTAGATTGTGTCCATGTGTTAGCAGTAAGCATAACCTTCAATCCAGTGGCACTCTTATCCATTCGAGCAACCTTAGTAATGTAATTTGCTGCACATTCGCTACCAATATTAGCAGTAGGTTCAATGTTATTAATGACATTTGCTGTTGTAATAATTGATACAGCAGATAGATCAATCACAGGAGATAGGTGAGATACCTCAGATTCTAAATCCAACTCCATAGTAAACGACTTCACATTATTCATACGATTAATTTCATTGAGTTGGTTAGCAATGATCTTAGTAGCAGGGAAGTAGTTCTCCTCTCCAATAACCACATCGAGATAAGTAGTATCTTTAACGAAAGAAGTCTCTAAACCAGAATTACCCCCATCGCTATCAGGACCACATGAAGTACCACTTGTACCCAATACTCTTGGAATAATACTTGTTTTTGGTTGAGTTTGATTTTGAACTTGTGGTGTTAATACATCCCATGGAATATTCTGAGAAGCAGTTATAAAGGAACCACCACCCATCATAGAGGTATTTGCTGTCTTACCAGTTACTTTTAGATTGTAACTATGAGGACTGTTAATAGATATAATTCCACCAGGTGCAGTATGAGTAGCATTGATTGATGTAAGTGGAATTCCATTTAGATTGTAACATTGTACAATAGCACCAGATGAATGTGACAAACCAGTTGATCCACCTGCACTACCGCTATGGTTACGTCCATTAGAAGCAATTGTTATGGTGTTTGAATTTATAGCATTATATGCAATAATCTCATCTCCACTGCCATCTTCCGCTTCTCCAAGAATTCTTATAAAGCCTGGATTTGAATTACTTATCGCAGATCCACCCATAGTGGTATGGAATAATGCTGCATTACTAACTGTAAACGTACTAGTACCTGTAGTACTAATAGTGGATGTAAGTTCAGTGTCTGGAACTTCAGATGTTACACCGCTTATCTGTACATAGTTAAGTGGTGACTGCATACCGTGATTGCCATGGAATACTCTAATCTCATCTTGACCTGCAGTCATTTGCATGGAGTTAGTTGCAAGATTTAAGAAACCACCATTAGCCTCACCAAGTTGTGCATTTTCTAGTACAAGTTTACTATTAGATGATGTGCTTGGTAAAGTAAATTCTGCTCTGTAAATCTTGAACATCAAGTCTTCATACTGTGAAGGAGTCCATGTAGATGCGTTCTGTGACTTGAACAATACACCGATATATGGTTGCTCAGAGATTTTTTCTCCTGCATGTGCAGCATCTATTGCATCTTCACCAAGAATAGAGATGAATACCTTATACTGGTTAGAATCAGAAGTTAATACAATAGCATGTTCCTGTCTAAATGGTAGGTATACTGGAGATTCAAACTCAAATGAAGTTGGTTTAGAAGCATCTGCAGATATGAATACATCCTCAGGATCTTTAATAACTTTAGAAAGAGGTACAATTCTTTGAGTTGGATTACCATTAACTACAGTTCTAATATCTAACGATACTGGAATTTCTTCATCTTTAGTAAAGAAGAATATATCAATCTTAGTTAAGAATACTCCACCTTCTAATGATGAATCTTCAACAAGGAAAGTTTGTGCAAGTGGGTCACAGAATCTAACTTCATTCTTTTTAGAAGTCTTAGTATCTTTAACAGTTCTAGAGTCGAACATCTCTTCAGATGTAACCTTAGCATTTCTTACAGATATAATTTGATCTTGCATTGTTTGTAAGATACCAGAAGAAGTAAATTCTACCTCAGCACTAGAATCTGATACACCAATAACCTTACTATCGGTTGCGTCATCAGTAAGTCTGAATAATTTATTACCAGTCTTAAATTTAAGAGTACCATTACCTTTAGGTGAATCTATGAAGAATGATCCTCTAAGTTTACCCCTCTTGTCACTAATCAAGTCTTTACTTGTTACTTTAGCAATTGCACCAGAAGTTTCTCCAATAACATAATCATTAATCTTAGGTGAACCATAATAAGTTCCCTTTGCCTGATCAGCAAGAGACTTAGTATCAATGTTGAGGAAGCCTAAGTTAGATGTATAGTCATTAGTGGATTGAATATCAGTTCCGTCTAATGGATTTATTTCAAATCCTTCATTAGGTGCTGCAACTCTTGCCTTAAATCTAAATCCTTTCTTAGGTGTAAAACCAGGAGATCCAGCTGAGTTGACATATACTGTCTCACCAACTTGGAAAGGAATATTGTTTGTTTTAGAATCACTAGATGAATCCTTAATCAAACCAATAATTTTAGGTGTAATTAATTTAGTAGGTAAAGCAATACCATCAAAGAATGCAAAGAATTTAGTTCTTGGCTTTAATTTCTTACAATTAAACTCAATGTTTCTAGAACGCATAAACTGAATATGCTCTACAGAAACAACCTTGTTACCTAATGACTTCTGCTCAATAACAGGAGTAACTCTATACCTAATACCTGTCCTTGTTTGTTTTCTAGTAGTTGTTCTAGTAGTAGTAATAGTTCTAACTCTAGATCTCTTTGTTCTTCTTCTCCAACTACCAACATCTACTGATTTAGTTTTTCCAGTCCATGTAGTTTTCCATGAGTTCCATTGAGTTGGAGAAAAACCATTCTGGTCAGCATTATACTCTCTAACAGTAGTAAGGAAGTTACCTTCTGTAACAGGACCTTTAACAGGACTAAGTGTTTTAGTATCTATCCAGTTATCAGATTCTGGGTGCAACTGAATATCTCCAACATATGTGAATACGTTGAATGGGTTAACATTCTCAACACCTGAAGAATATGGTTGATCTAAAAGAACTGTGCTTGTATATGGAAGTGTTACAAGATCTCCAGTTTGCTGTACATTCTGTGATGCTGTAGAAAATGTAAGAGGTACTTGAGTGGTGTAATGAGATGGACGACATTGACCTTCATCAAAATCAAGAGATACTCTATAGTCTTGATGTAAAGTATCACTAGTTGAAAGACTTGCAAAGTTATCTACTACAAATCCATTTTTAAATCTGCTAAGACCACTAGTGTCTCTAATTTCCATACTTGCAGTCTCACTTTCAAGTAGTGATAATTGTGTATAATATTCAAGTGTCTTAATTCTATCTTCTAACTGTTGTATATCTCTAAAAGTATATCTCTTGAAGTTAGTTTCTCTGATACTAACATCTTCGTCAACATCAAATACGTATGGATTGTAGTTGATTGTTGCCAGTAACATTGCATCTTCAATATCTTCTGGTTCAACGGGGTTAGTGCTAGGAGCTCCTTTTACTACTTGAATTTCGTTGTCTTTATTCATAAAGACTTTATCAACCCTAGCAAGGTAATGCTCTAAACTAACAATAGTAGTTTCGCCAGGACCTGGTACACCAGTCTCATTACCAGTAAATGCTCTACTACCAAAATCAAAGAATTCTGTACCATTCAAAGTAAAGGGACTAGTGACAGATCCTGTATTTGCCAATTTTTCAGGAACAATCGGTCTAAAATCAATACTATCTCTTAATTCCTCACCATCATAATTTGGAATAATTTTATAATCCGCAGTATCATAAGAATCTACGGTATATGGATTGATACCTGCTGTGGTAAGAAAACGATCATATATTACTAACACTTGATGTGTAGGTGCTGCATAACCAGATTTTCTGATGATAGATGAATAATCATAGAACTGATCTCTCTGCCCATCATCTAAATCATAACTATCTGTTATATTCTTTCCACCTGACTGAATAGTTCCAGCAATAAGTTTTAAAGTAGCGTTAGGTGCAGTTACAGTCTCACCATCAGTAAACTTATCATCTTCTACTGGGATAAAATAGATTTGATTACTATTACCACCAACAGCAACTATTCTTCCTCTTGCACCAGATGTGTCTCCAGTTATTACTTCATCAGTAGAAAGAGTACCAACTAAGTTGGTAAACTGCATGTTAGGTATTGTATTGTCTGCAGTTGCAGTGTTACCATTAGCTTCGTATATTGCTTTTATCTTAAATACATCTCCACTTCCAAGTGAGATTCTAGCATCATCTACTCTATATCCATATCCATCCCCTGTAGCATTCTCTTGTGTTAGACCATTAACACCAGCAGCAAAACTCTTATCTAATTTAAGAATTTTCATCCTTTCTGTGGTTTTTCCTTTAGCAGTTCTATCTGAAGCACTAACTGTAGCAATTAGAGAGTAATTATTACTGCCTGACAATCCACTAACTTGAACGTTCTGCCCAGTAGCTACGTCAGTAGAAGGTGCTTGTAACAAATCACCATTAGTATTATTAATAAGCAAGAATGTATCATTATTATTAGTATTGGTAAATACAAGACCAGAACCTGCATTAAAACCAAGTTGCCCTCCAGATGCTGCTCCACCAGCAAAATACTTTCTAAATGATCCTGTTGGATTTTGAGTATTATTTTTATTAGTATTCTTTACTGCATCATATCCAAGAGCAGTAACTAATTTATTCTTTTGTGCATCTTTAACTTCAGGACGTGATCTAACTATCTGACCAGTAATAGCAGTAGCAGTCATATTACCAGCACCAGCTTCAATCTTTTGTACATTGAAGTTGAATGCATCAGTAACAGCAGTAACTTTAACTTTGTGTGCTATATTAGCATTTGTAAATTCAACGATATCACCCACTTTTAACTGAACATTAAAGTTAGACAATGTTGCAGTTACAGTCGCAGTTTGAGACGTACCAGATCCACTAATATTAGAGACAATAGGACCTGAACCAGGTAATGCTACTCTAACATCTAATACAGCATCAGCAGTTCCACTACTTCCAAAACTATATGACTTTACATCACTAAAGTTATAAGATCTAACAGCAGAAGTATTATTATCTAACTGTCCAATATTAGTACCGCTACTTGCTGCGTTTAAATCTAATTGTTCGTTTTGTGTAAATGTTCCTACTACATCACTAAGATATCCTACTTGACTGGATGAATTAGTAATTGCTACGAATCCAGTAGCACCAGAAGTTCTACCTACAACAAAGTCTCCTAACTGCCAGTTAACATTTGATTGACAATCAAGTTTAGTGAAAAACTTGGTATCAACTAAGTTTGTACGGTAAACCGTACTTTGGTTGTTAACCGTACCTGATTCATAAGCAAAGTTGAGAACTCTTGTTTGACCAATGATATTACCAGCTCCACTACCAACGCTCTGAGTTATTTCATCTCTTAAGTTAATAACTTCATATATGGCAGGTGCTTTGTGGGCATTTGTCATAAAGACATAATTTCCAATATCAGTAGCAATATATTTGTTATTCTCTCCGACAAAGGTTCTTGGTTTATTTACATCCTTATATGTTGTGGATAGACGTTCTGTTCTATATCCAGAAATATAAGCTTGACCACTGGATAATTGTATTGCTATGTTCGCTTCATCAGCTGTATTACCATCTCCAGTTGTAGCACCTGCGTCATATACACCATTATTAAATCCATCATTAAGATTTTCTCTAGCATCTATCTCAAATTTCTTGACATAATAGTCACCAGATTCTTCTTTAGTTCTAGTGGCAAGTACATCTTGAATAAATCCAAGGTCACTTCTCTCTACCTTCTTTTCAATTTCTCCAACATTAGTTCTAAGCAGTTCTATAAAGTCAGCAGAGTTAGGATCTGCAATTGCTTTTTTAACTAAAGTTAAATTAATCTTAAACCTATCTGCACCAGGTGCGGAGAAGTTTGTACTTCCTATAGCATTATCATATAATGTTTCGTCTTCATCAGCAGTTATAATTTTTTCTTCTACCTTTAAACCTACTTTATATGTTGGATCAGTTCCATACTGATCTAATATAAGAGTTTGCTCATGTACAGGTGCAAAATATCCTCTAGTATAATAAACACCTGCACCAACGTTAGCAGTAGAACCCTTAGAATTTGCATTTGAGTTTAAGAGTTGAGCAAGAGGTGTATTAGCAGCAATAGTTGTAGCTGAGTAAGTAATGTCGCTTTCGCAGGTGAGTGTTTCTCCATCTGTGAAGGTGGTTGTGACGTTATCGTCTGCTTTTTGTAAGTAATTTATATAAAAAGTTATGTTATTTCTAATAGATGTAGTAGAACTAATAGAAAATAAGACACGAGCACGAACACCAGAGGTAGAACCTTTAAGAACTAAGTTATCAAGTTGAGTACGATATAATTCAACGTCAAGATTAAGATAGTTGTTTTGGATAATTACACATGCAACATCTTTATTTAAAGTAATACCACCAGGAATTACCTGAGCACCTTCTTTATAAACACCTTGTCCAAAGGAGTCAATCTGATTCTGCAATAAACTTTGCAGCGTAGTAAGTTCCCTAGCCTGTACTGGATAGCCAGGTTTGAAAAGTACTTTTAGGAAGCCCTTACTAGAGTCAAAGTCGTCGAAGTAAGGAGCTATATTAAGGTTGGTATTCTGTGCCATTTAGAATTCAATTACTACTTTGAGCTCTTCGTTTTGATCCGCAGATCTTGTTATTGGGTTTCTGTTATCTATGTAGAGGATTTCTCCAGAGTTAGTTTGGATTTCTTGATTAGCATATCCACCAACGAAGGAAAGACCTAATTCATACACAGAGACACCAATTTGTATCTGTGTTTGCTGGTTAGCTGAAGTTCCAAACGTTGTGTCTGGAGTTGCAGTTGCAGCATTTTGAGATGATGTAATCTGGTTAGCACCAGAGAATGCAATCACATTTCCATTCTGTGTACCATCAACTGAATCTTGATAATATTTCAATACTTTAGTTGTGGAATCATATGATACTACAAATCCTTTCGCATTCGTAGTAGTTTGAGTAATGGTTTCACCAGGAGCAAATGATGCTGAGGGTGAACCAGTTCCCGTCTGAGGGAAAATCATTGCTTTAACAGCAGATCTGGTATTTTGACTACAAACAGTTGTTGTGTTGAAATCAAAAGGATTTAAAACTAATCCAACTCTTCTATATGTCAAATCATTTGGGAAATCTACAAATGCACTACTAGTTTCTAATTTACTAGTAAACATTAAACGGTATGCACCTAATTCTCTAACAGCATCAGCACCATGTCCATTATTAGGAGGAATAACAACATCTAAAGATGCACCAACACCATTTCCAATATTAGGAATGAGTGCAACATCAATAGTACCAAATGTATACTTAGAACCTGCAGTTGTGATGGTAACAGATTCAACAGAACCAGAAGTCACCTTTACAGTGCACTTTGCTTGAGTTCCACCATTGATTTCATAATCTCCGCGAATAGGAACATCAGTATATTCTTTGTTATTATAACCAGTGCCCGCATTTTCAATAACTACACTATCAATAGCACCATCACCTGCAGCAGACTGAACAAGAGAGTTTGATAATACGGGAACGAATTCAGAAGTAACAAACTTTAGAATATTATCCGCATCAATAGTATACATGTACTTCCAACGATATGAGTAACTACCAGGACTATCACCAGTTTCAATAATAGTAGTTGAAGTACCAGTTGGTTCTACCAAAGAGGGTCTTCCTCTTGGATACTCAGGAGTTTGACCATTATAAAGACACTTGTAGACATTAAAGTCTGAATTCATTACATAGAAATTACTATCATACAATCTGGAAGATCCATTTGCAGTAGTTTTTGCAGGTGCATAATCTGGTTTGTACATTGAATATGTACGTCCCACACCACCTGTAGTTTGTGCAGGATCAATCCAGTCAACTCTTGGTACTACAAGAGCAGTATCTGAAATATCTACACGCTTAAAGGCAACAGAATCAGCATAAGTACCTGACTGATAGGTAAAACTATCAATCGGCTCACCTGCAGGTGGTACATCTGTACTACCCCAAGACTTAGCTCTACCAACAAACATAAACACTTTATTTTGAGTCAGTAGTGTATCTCTAAAGCTTTCCGCAGCGTATATTCTAAATTTGTCAGTAACTAATGCCATGCCATTAAGCTTTTGTTGTTATTTATAATGATCTCAGACGAACTTCTGGCAGAATCGAGACGTTTCCGCTTGATGTTTGACTGAATGGGAATTCTACCGTAAATGTGTTCCCAGATGTAACTGTAACCGCATACTCTCCATCAAAACCCCAGTTTATTGGTTCTGCTGTAGGTCCACTTGTAAAGTCCAAGAAAACTTTCATACCAGTCACATAATTATGAGTTGCGGATGTAGTCACGGTACAAGTTATTCCAGACGCACTGTATGTTCCTGTTAAAACAGTGTGTGCAGCTGCAGTGGTTCCTCTATATCCTCTACCACCTGTTGCTACGGTTATTGTATTCGCAGATGTATTTCTAGATCCGTATAGAATTCTTTCTACATTCCATCTGTTTGGAGTAACAGTTGTATCATAGAATGGTATCAATACTTCGCCTTCATCGGGGAAACCAATTCTTTGACTAGTATCATAGTATATATTCTTGCAGTTGAGAGTTGTACTACTGTCAGTTATGGAAGAAGTAAGATATGTACATCCCAAAGCAAGTGAATTGGAAATGATTCTATCTCTAGATTTTCTCTCTATATCAACAGCATGAACAGGAACTATTGTTGGTACGGTTAAATATCCAGTACCACCATTTGCAATAGTAGCAGTAAGTACTTTACCGCTACCTGGTTCAATAGTGGTAGTTCCACTAGCACCAACTCCACTACCTCCTTGGAATAGAAGGACTGGAGGATCTTCATAATTTTCACCAGGAGTATCAATAATAATGTCAGTAACAACACCATTAGTTAATACTGCTGTAAATGTAGCAGTGGTTGGTCTAAGTCCAACATACTCGTAAGTATCAACTGAAGTCGCACTTGAGACTGTTGCGATTAAACGATCAGATCCTTCACTAGCAACCTGCATTCTGTCTGTAGGATCAATTGAGTTAAATGTATTGGAAACAAATATATCTTCATCAGATCCAGTATAGATGTACAAGGATGCTTGAGAATTTGCTCTTGGAGCTTCACTGAATTTTATAATTGATCCATTAAGAGAGTATGCGACACCAGGTTCTTGGAATACTCCATTAATGAATATCATCAAGTTATTTGATGGTTCTACATTCTCATTATCACTCTCTAATGAGAATGGTTCATTGTTTAGTGTCATAGTAAAGGTTTCCTTACTATTGTCAAAGAATGGAGAAAGATCATCTAAAAGAACTAATTTACCAAAGTAGAATCCATAGAAGTCCATACCACTAACAGGTGCTTCATTAAATGTAATTGCACTACCTGTGTAAGTATATGATTCAGTACTACCTTTAAGTTGAAGAATACTATTCAAGAATATTAAGAAGTTATCACTTGCAGGTAATGAATAGTTTGAACCATTAACCTGTGCGTTAAATGTTGTATCAACTCCATCAAATGTTACTGTATCAATCTCAACTTGGAACTCAGGAGATTCAGAAGCAGTTCTAGTAACGTTATTCAAGTTACCTGAACCACCTGCAGTTGTTCCTACTGCCTGTGTTACTATTCCCCATAGTGTGCTAATAGCAGATGCAATATCGCTACAGTCTGCTGTAGTATAGGTATTGTCTCCACTATCATTGGTAATAGTAAGATCCTTAACTTGTGATCCTTCAGTAACGTAATTAGTTGTAACAGTGATATTACGCATTACCTCACGACAGATATCTCTAGCAGCATTGAACACCTGTACAGATTGATCTTCTTCACCAGTTAGGTGTACGGTTCCAACATAGAAATTTGCTGCATCATAAACACCATCATTTCCACCAAACTCAATATTGTTTGCTACTGCTTCAGAAATTAACTTAGTATCACGAATACATTTTCTCTTATAGAGATCACCATCAAAAGTAGGATTCAATGCAAGCATTCTACCATATGCAGTAGTTGCAATGAAATCTAAGTTTGCTCGTATTAATCTACCCGCATCAGCTAATCTATCGTATGCATGACCACCAGATGTTACTAGACCTCTTGTTACAGGATTAGCAATTGCATTTCCTGTGTACAAGTGAGTATATCCATATTTTACAGAAGTAGGTTTAGCATTGACGAATGTATGTACATAATCACCACCAGTCTTAACAGCACCAGATGTTGACTGTATGAAGGTGTGAGTATAATTACCACCTGCTATGACGGCTGTAGCACTTGCTGATACAAAACTATGAGCGTACTGATGAGTAATAGCAGCATCTCTATTATTAGTATTGAACGTAATAACGCCAGTTTGCTTCTTGATGGCAGAGCGAGTAATCGAATTAGCAACTGCGGAAATAAACGTATGAGTAGTGGTATTAGTAGACGGTACACTGTTTAGAACCTGTATATCAAAAGTATTAGTTGTGACATTGTATATCTTAACCCACTGACCGCTGATTGGGTCTGTGTTACGAGGATAATCATGGTATGAAGTATCAAAGTCCTCAAGACATGTGAATCTAAACGCATTGTCATCAACTTTGATCTCATCACCAGCAACAAATCCATGATTAGGAATAGTTATAGTCATAACACCTGTTGTTGGATTATATGCTCCTGAGGTAGGTGTCAATTTACCCTCTGGTACAAATGTATGGGTGTGCTGTCCATTAGGACCTGCAACTCCAACATTAATCTCAAATGTATCAGTTGTAACATTTCTTACTCTTACCCACTCATCATAATAAGGATCTTCTAATGTTGGGTAACTCTTAACTGTTGCATTACTATCCTTATTGCATGTAAACTTCAATGCACCTTGATTTACTTTAACATATTCGTCATTTGAGAATCCATGACCTGCAACTGTTGCTACTAGTACACCTGTACTAGGATCATATGTAGCATTTGTTACAGCATGAGATGTATATCCAACACTCTTGATTGGAATCGGTCTATCATACGCCCAGTCTTTCTTTTTCTTCGTGCCATTATTAACAGCACTAGAGAATACATGTACACTAGTATTTGTAGAAGGAATTGTATCTAATACCTGAACCTTGAAGGTTGTATCATCAGCATCCCAAACAGTTAACCATCTACCACTAGCAGGATCTGATGCTCTAGGATAAGCGTGTGTGCCACCACCAGCAGCACAAGTGAATACAATAGCATTATCATCAAACTTAACTTGATCACCGTTCACAAAGGCACCTGCACCCCCTCCATGAGTAACAGTCATGACTCCAGTAGAAGGATCATAATCTGCACCTGTTGGAGTATATGAAATAGTATCAGTTCTAGGATAAGACTGATTGCTAACACCACCATTATCACAACTCATTACGATACTACCGTCTGTTAACTTGATAGTATCTCCTTTTAATGCAATACAGTTATCTGCAGCAGATACAAATATATGATCTGAATTACCTGCAACAGTTGAGTAGAAGTTAAGTGTTATTGTATCATTTGTTACAGAAAGAACCTGAATCCACTCTCTATAGACAGGATCGGTAGTTCTTGGGTAAGAATGATTAGTCTGATGACTATCTTGTGCACATGTAAAGGTAAGTGATTCTTTAGCAACCTGAACAAAGTCACCTGCCTGAATAGTATGACCTTTGATTGTTAATGTTGCAATACCTGTACTAGGAGTATATGCAACATCTGTTGGTGTAAATGTCTTCTCTCCACGGAATTGATGGGCACCGATAGTTAATGAAAGATCTCCATTAGCAAGATTCAATGCAGCATCTGTTGGTTGGTAATTTACAGTGACAGATGGTTTGACATTAACTGTGATTGTAGTACCTGTTGTTTCAGTAATATAAAGATTGCTCTTAGCAGCTGGATCTGTTGGTCTTGGATAGTTGTGAAGACTAGCACCTATATTTGATAAGTTTCCTGCAACGAGAGTACCATCATTTTCCATGTCACATCTAAACTTCAAGGAGTTTACATCAATATTAATACCTGTACCAACAGGAAGAGTATGATTACCTATTGTCAATACTAGTACACCTGTACTAGGAGTATAAACTGCATTAGTTGGTGTGAATGTAACCTGAGGTGATGCACCTACGTTAACTGTTAAAGTGTCAGTGGTAACTGCTTCAATACCAAGTAATTCTCTTGATGCAGGATCTGTTGTACGAGGATATGATTTTCTAGAGAAGTCATCATCTTGTGTGCATGTAAATGTTAATGCTTCATCATCAATACTGATTACACTCTTAGCGTGGAGGATTCCATTTGCAGTAGCAGAAACAAATGTATGTGCATCACTATTACTACAAGGAGCATCTTTAAGACATTGTATATCAAAAGTATCTTGGGTAACTGCTCTAACTGTTATCCACTTACCGCTAATTGGTTGACCTGGTTTAGGATATGATTCTTGCCCACCTCCATTATAACCACAACTCATGGTTATAGAACTGTCTTTTATTTTAACTCTATCACCTGCTGCAAATCCATGACTTGCAGAAGTTATTGTGACAATACCAGTAGTAGTGTTAAAAGTAGCATCAGTTGCAGTATGCTCAGTAGCAGCCGTAAATCCATGGTTCTCTATATCTAAAGTTAATGAACCTGTTGACGCAGTATATGTCGCACCAGTAGGTGTAAATGCTTTTTCTATATTTGCTCCAACCTGAACCTTGAAACTATTAGTCTCTACATCAAATACATTTAACCAGTTTACAGCAGCTGGATCTGATCCTCTAGGATATGCAGTTGTAGTTGCATAGTTATCACGAGAACAAACAAAGTTTAGTGAATCTGTAGTAAATTGGATAAAGTTACCATTGGAAAGTCCATGATTAGCTAACTCTAATTTCATGATACCAAGAGAAGCATCATAATCAACAAAGGTTGGACTCAAAGCAGCAGTGGCATTACCAACATAAGTGTGTGCATCAGTATTTGTAGGTGTGGTTCCATTTAATGCATTGACTGTAAACGTAGTAGATGTAATAGCATCAACAGGAACGTTTTTACCAGCAATAGGATCTGTTGACCTTGGGTAACTTCTATTACCTCCACCACCAAATCCACAACTAAATGTTATTGCGTTATTTGAGAATCTAACAGTAGATTGTGCAATACTAATTCCGCCAGCAACAGCAGATACAAATGAATGTGGATCTACGTTTGTAGAAGGAATACTATCTAATACCTGAACATCAAATGTATTAACTGTTATGTTTGATACTTCTAACCATCTATCGCTTGCATAGTCAGTACTACGTGGATAGGTCTTCTGAGCAGCTGCTCCTGAAGCACCACCAAAAGCACAACTAAGAGTTATTGAATTATCAGCAAACTTAACTTGATCACCCGCTTTCAATCCGTGTGACACTAGTGTAACTGTCATAATACCTGTATTAGGATTATAGTCAATATCTGTAGCAGTTGCTGTTGTAGGAGCACTTAAAGTATGTGATCCGACTGTTAATTCTAGTACACCTGTACTAGGAGCGTAAGTTGCAGTAGAGGGGGTATAACTGTTAGTTAATGGTTTTCCAATTTCACTAATTCCAACAATACCATCATCTCTAAATCCATCACCTGAGTTATTCAATACAACGTTAGAAACGTAACCATTACTAACTGTAATATCAGCAGTTGCACCAACACCACTACCAATTTTATTTCTTAATGGAATTGCAGTATATGTACCATCTGCATATCCTGTACCACCTGTCAATCCATTAGTAGTATCAAATGCTTTTATCTCATCTCCAATTTGATCTAACTGGAAACTAGAAGTATATGATGCACGATCATAATACATTATCAAAGCAATAGAATTTGTTTTAGGTGCAACTGAGAAAGTTATGACATCATTTGTAAAAGTATAATTATTAGGATTCTGAACAATTCCATTTATTGTAACTAAGAATTGTTCTTTAATAGAAGTTTTTCCAATCGTAGCAGTTACAGTAGCACCACTAATTGTTAAATTGAAAGCAGTTGTAGATCCATTAAAAGAAGAACTAATATCATCAATCTTATATGAGATACAACTTAAGATTTTCTGGATGTCTAGTAGTTGTCTACCAAAAAGTTGTACCTCAGTAGGAACTGCTGCTGAGTAGTCTGGGTCACCTAGTGCAAAGTTCTTAATAGTTGCTAGTTTACCAGTTGACCTAGCAGAAGGTTTGGGGAAGACATAGGTAGTACCATTAAATGTTTGTAGACTTGGTTGAGGTGATTGTACCCACCATGCCCATGGCTCATTTGCAGAATAATTTGAATTTATTGTGGATTTAGATCTATAAACTTTAGCACTAGATTCTAAAACAACTTGTGTACCAAGTACCTTAAATCCTGCAGGATGTGCTGCAAATTTTAATGGGTTTTTCCACTTATTGATATTAATAGGTGAAGAAATTTCATATGAGTATTCTTGGAATCTGTCACTATCATATATTCTCTGCTCATTGACATCTAAGAAACCAGTGGTACGTTCCCAACCTTCAGCAGAAGTACTAATAGGAGATACGTTAAATGTCGCATCTGCTCTATCAAATGCATGGATTTCACCAAACGCTGCTGATTCTTCACCAAAGACAGGTTCACCAGGTAGAAACTCACCTTCTATAATTTCTACACTAAGAATACGTCCACGACTATCCCAATCTTTAATAATTCCAAATGCAGTATATGTTGTAGTAGATGTACCTTGATAAACTCTTTCTCCAACCAAGAAATTAGCAGGTCTCATATATGCAGTAATAATATCACCAAGATCAATACTAGAAAGAGTAAATTCTGTTAATCCATTAGCATCTCCAATTGGATCACCTGTAAACGTAATATAAGTTCCAGCTATTGCATTTGCTTGAGTTGTTGCTAATCTAATTTGATTATTTGCTAATCCATTTGCAAGAGTTGCTGCAATGGCATAATATGTTGTATTGGTTGCTAATGGAGTTGGAAATGTTCCTATATTTTCATTTAATGTAACTTTTGTACCTGTAGGTATTTTTGCATTATATGGGAAATTTAAAGTACTGTTAGATCTCAATCCAACCCAATTGTGAGTTATTCTTGCATTTACAGATGGAGCTGATAAGAAACCCCTACCTGGATTACGAACTTCAATGCTTTGTATAACCTCATTCTCAATAACTGCTCTTAAATCAAAAAGTGACCCACTTCCACCAGTAAGAACAATTTCTGGAATTGCAACAAAGTTTGCACCACCATCTGTAACCTCAAGATAGTCAATAACTTGAGTTCTTGTTAATTGTAAATTAAAGGTCGTATTTAACTCTGGTTTTAGAGTTCTATCATGACTATAATTAAATGTAATATTATCTCCACCAATTTTTAATATTTTACCCAAATCGGTAGATTTCAATAATACAGAAGCACCTGTTCCTGTTTTTTGTATAATGTTAACTACAGGAGCATTTTGGAACAATTCTCCACCAGATTCTATATTAATTGCAGATATTCCTTGATTTTGAATAGATGCATTAAATTTTGCATTAATTCCACTACCACCACTAACAAGAACATCTGGAGCAGACAAATAACCAGATCCAGTATTGGTAATTGTTATACTATCTACTGTTGCATTCAAAGAGCATAATGTGGATGCAGGATCAACATGTGTCAGTACTGTAACTGTCACCTCAATATCATTAGCAGTTGTAGCACCACCTATCTGATCACCAGGAATAGTAATGATATCACCTAGTCTGTATGTACCACCACCATTAGTAATTACAACCTGTTCAACAGTTCCACCAGCACCAGAAGTAATCGTAAATTCTACATTAGTACCACCAACAGGATTCACAGCAGATTGTGTAACACCAGTATACACACCAGGCGTTAATCCAGTTGTATTTGTAGTAATTGTTACAGTATTAACTAATCCAAAGTCAGGATCGTCAAGAATGATATTTGGTGCTGCTCTATAATTAGAACCAGGACCAGTAACAGTGACTTCTGACAATCTACCTACATCAGGACCTGAACTAGGAATACTACAAAGCACAGTTGCTTGAGCACCACTTACTGCACTAATAGTTGCTTGAGAATCCGAACTAAAAACTTTACCTCTATCATTATTAGCAGCAAATGTAGTAAACATAATATACCCTTTATTTGCAGCACCAGTCCTTCCATTTTGAAGAGGTTGTATTCTCAATGTTGAACTTAATGGATCCCAAGAAATAACTTTACCTCTAGCAGTTTGAGTTCCTTGAGCACTTTGAGATATGATAATTTCATTTACTGCAAATGAACCAGAACCAAGAACGTTTGTTAGTGTTAAATCTACAAAATCAGGTAATGTAACAACACCTGTAGGTAAAGACGCAGGATTATAACCAGAACCCTTATTTGTAACAGAGACTCCAGATAATACTCCAGAGATTGTTGCTACAGCAGTTGCACCTGCACCAGCTCTAGTAGATCCTGATAATTGTGGTAAAGACTCATAATTACGTCCACTGTCTCCAATTGAGATTGTTGAGACTCCTCCAGTTGGATATATTGAGTTTGTACTATAAGTTATAGTGTGTGAAGCATCATAATTCACTTCTGGTTCTAATGCAGTTGCATATGAAGCAGTAGTATCAGTCTTAGATAATAGTATATTTGTACCAGCTAGAGGTTCGTTCATAATAGTGAAATAACTTCCAGTTATTGAATATTGACCTGCTAAATCAAAATAATAGAAAATACCTGGTAAATCTACAACCTTAAGAGTTATAGAAGTTTGTTGGAGAGTTTGAGGATCAACAACCTCATCTGTGATGTTTTTGTATGTGAATATATCAGTGTTTGATGGGTCAAGAGTAAATGCTAATGTAACATTATCGAGAGTGGAATCTGAAGTATCAAATTTATAAGAATGACCATTAATAAATTGGAATTTAGGTTCTCTTACACTAACTACCGAACTTGTAATATTAGGAGCAGCATTTGTACCTAATTGGTTAACTGAGATAGTAAATCTTCTAAGAGTGTCAGTTCTTACTACTGTGAAATCACCATTATAAGTTCCAACGTTCATACCTTTAAAATCAACTATATCACCAACTCCTAATTGATGTGCAGCATCAGTTCTAACTACAGCTTCTAATGATACTTGCGTTACAGTAAGTTGGAATCCAGATCCACCTCCACTACCAACATTATCATCATCAACTGTAATAGTATCGCCAATTTTAAATGCAGTTCCTCTATCTGCAGTCGTTGGTATACCACTAACTGATATAGTTCCATTAGCAGCAACAGTAAGATCTAATATAAGATCTTTTCCATTCCCATTAGTGAGCATTGGAACGTCAGTGTATACACCAGGTAAATATCCAGATCCTAGGGAATTTGTAGTAGTAGCAATAACTGCACCATCTGTACGTTTCCGTATATACTTCCATGACATTGTACCATCACTGACTGTGCCAGATACATGTGTTGGAGCGTTATTAGCATCAGAATCTGATGTTGCAGTTTCAGTTGCTTGATATACCCTATTTGCAACAAAAACTAAATCAAATTTATTATATGCAGTGCTGTTTGTCCATTCTGTAATAAAATCATAACTTACTAAATCAAAATACTTAAAATAGAATTTTGAATTGTATAGATATGCCTTAATTTCTCTTTCATAACTATTGTCACCTATAGAAACAGTAATTTGATCACCACCAACCAAATAGTGATTATTAGTCGTGGTTAATGTAGCAATTGTTACATCTTCATCATTTACAACGTAATTAAGTGTGGAAACAGGTTCACCTGTGATAGTTGAGATAGTGGCACTTACTCCATCACCACCAGTATCAGTATTATCAAATAATAATCTATCATTGACCTTATATCCTTGCCCACCACCTTCTACAAGGAAGTCATTAATATTGGTTGATGAATATCTGTTAGTAGCTGCAACTGTTAAAGATTGTGCACTACCACCACGAATTGTTGGGTAGTAACTAAAGTAACCAATACCATCTTCAATATATTGAAGAACCTCTCCACTTTCCAATGTTATTAATGTTGTACTATCTTCCATTGCTAGTACAAAATCAATTCTTGAATCTAACGCTTTTCTCTTTGCAGTAACCTGATCAGTTCCGACATATGGTGCTCTAAAACGGATAGCGTCTTCAGTAAAGTTTTTTTGTAGTCCATTACCATTCCAGTTAATTTCATCTGCTTCTGAGTAGAAATCAGGTCCTACAAAATATGGAAATTTAGGTGCACCACTGACACCATCAATTGTACAGAAATAAGCATATACTCCATCTGGATATTCTGGAGTTACGCAATATCTACCATTATAACGGTCTAAATCACCTAGACCTTCCACATACTCATAATCTTCAATAAACGTTCCCATAGGGTCTGTCAGACCGCTTAGAATGGACGCTCTAGATGTTTTTATTCTATAACTACTAGCTGGTTGAATATATGAGTTATATGGGTTTTGATTTTGTCGATCCTCAAATCCATAAGGTCCATATATGGGATGTCCGTCATATGCCCAACCTATAATTGGAGAATGCCCTGTTGGAGTCTGTTCTATCCATGGTGAAGGATCTGCTACTGTAGGAATTCTAGATTCAATACTATCTCCTAGGTAATACCTAAGATTATCTGGACTGTAGAAGTATCCATATTCACCAGCATAGATTCCAATGTTTTCTCCTCTTACAACTGTACCATTAGCATCGTCTACAACTTTCCTATCTGAGAAAATAGCACTAGGATTATTCTTCTTAATTTCATCTGCAGTTGCTGCTTCGTTATAAGTTAACTCAGTTAAATTAGTTGTAAATCTAGCACCATCACCAGGATACACAATATTGATTTGAGTATTACCTGTTGTATACCCAAGTCCTTTATTTGTTACAGTAACTGATGTAACTTGTTTAGTAGTTGGATCTACAACAGCAAACGCAGTAGCACCAACTCCATCTCCAGTAATAACAACGTCTGGAGCACCAAAATAATCTGCACCACCAAATGTAACAATAATACTCTCAATCTTTCCATTAAGAATAGATGCATAACCTACAGCACCACTACCAGATTTTAAAGTAATATTTGGTTCGTAAGTATACTCAGATCCTGCATCTATGATGTTTATAGAATTGATAGGTCCACGTACAACAGCACTAGCAGCTGCACCTACACCGCCACCACCACTAATTGATATGACAGGTGCACCTGCAGCTTTTGTATATCCAGCACCTGAATATGTTACCGCAATACCAGTTACCCTACCATCAGTAATTTGTGCAACTGCAGTTGCCTGTGTACTGTTAGGTGCACCACCACCAGTAATAGAAACAATAGGTTGACGGGTATATCCTCCTCCACCATTAGTTACGTTGATAGCAATAATTCTACCATCAATAATAGCTTCTGCTGATGCACTTAAACCCAAATATTCCCAATCAACAGTTCCATGTGTAACAGCACCACCTATATGTGTTGGATATGTAATTTTATCACTTGTGCCAGGATTCTGTGCTCTATATCTTCGTACAGTACCATTATCATCATGTTTTATAATATTTCCAGTAGCATAAGTTGTATTTAACTTATAGTCGGGTTCAAACTCAACTGTAGGTGGGTTTTCGATGTCATATCCATCTCCACCATCATTTTTTGTGATAGAAGCGATTCCACCAAACTTTTTAGTGTTATTTCCTTTATATGAGAAAAATGGAACTCCATTTACACCAATTCCAACTTGTCCAATAGGAGTTGGTGTTTTTGTACTTTTTGTTGATGGTACTAATGGTATTCTCTTTAGATATCGTTGATTTCCTGGATCTGGATCACCTACAGAGAAAGGACCTATTTTGTGTGATGGTATACCTGTACTAGCGACTATTGCATGGTCAGTTGACTTATATACGTTTTGTACATCAGCAGTGTACTGAGAAATTAAGTTATTAATGGATGTGTAGACACTTGTACCAAATGCAAACTCTCTAGAGATAAAGAATTCATCATCTGTTACCAATATAGGTTGAGTGGGTGCACTACCAAGAATAAACTCAAATTTAAACTCATCTATGATACCAACAACATCATGTTCGTTATTATAGATGTCTTCAGCAGCATTTAGGATTCTAACCTTGTCATCTCTTCTTAAACGATGTTTTTCTCTAGTGGTAACTGTAACACGAACAGAACCATCAGCAGCAGGTGTTGCTAACTCTGCTGTAATCCCCCTAAGTGCCTTTCTAACGTTATATTGGAAAGAACTCCATATTGCGTCAAGACTATCAAAACCAGGTGCACCAGGCGTTGTAACTTTACTCTTAGGAAGGTAATACTTACCACCATTAGTTAAATTAACTCCTCTTGTTCCACCAAAGACTTTTATTTGAATATCAGACCCATCTATGTTACTTTTACCGTAAATTCGGAATGCAGCAAATGCTTCTTGACCTGCAATATGCTCATCAGAGGTTGTACCCTCTCTAGCACGAGTACATCCTATAAATTGGTTAACTGTTTTGCTTGTATAGGTTATTATTTCATCTTGAACTCTAAAACGCCCATTTAACTCTGGCCATCCTAAAGTACTATCAACTGTAATAGTCGTAAAGTCTAATCTTGCAGGTACATCTGATGCAATAGTAGTTTTGTAGGGTGTTACAAAGGTTCCTGAAGAATTATTAGTATCTACATCAATTTCATAGATTTCTCCATCAGCAGTGAAAACTTTTTGAACACCTTTAACGTAAATACGTGCTTCATTGACATATGGGTCACTTGGATCGTTTTCTTGGTACAAAACTTCGCCAACTAACTCTGTAGGGTCTCCACTAACTGATGTAGCACGAATTACCTCTCTATTAGTGAAGAATGCATCCGATGGTTTGAAGATTCTGTCTCTTGGGTATGTAACTTCTGATTCTACGCCAAAAAGTGTTCTTAAAACAAACTGAAAAGACCTAGTTGTGCCTTTTGACGCATAAAAGTCCTTAATTCTCTTAATTACAGTAGATTCAGTAACTCCATCTGCAAAATTCTTTGGATAAGTGGACAAATACTGATCTTTGAACTGTCCCAACATGAAAATTGGGAAAATATTGTTCAAGTTGATAACTTTTGCCCCTAGAGCATGTTCTGCAGCAGTTGTTTCGCTAAAAACGTACTGACTAGCACTTCCAACTGCCTTTACTGCGTCAAATCCTCTTGAACAATCATTAAAAATAGTCTGTCCCTTGTTTTTGTAATAAATGATCTCATCATCTATCATCAAAAGACCTTCATTGGGGAAATCACGAGTTGAAGTAACGTCAACAGTTGTAGAAGTAGTTGACATTGAAGAAATTAAGTCAGTTTCGACAACTAAACTTCCATAATTATCAATATTGTAATAATCACCCCAGTTATTAATAACATCAAAACAATATCCTCTTAATTCTTGTGATTTATAATATGCTTTAACAAATTCTATAAACGTAGGATATTCATCCTGAATGAATGACGCAAACTGTCCAGGAATATTATGGGATATTTGAGATCTCGATTCAGCGGTAACCTCAGACGGTACAGGTTGAGTTGTAACCGTAGTCTGAGGTGTAGTCCACTGACCGACCTTCCACGATGATTGATTAGTTGCCATTCTTGTTAACTATAGCTGGACTCTGGTATAACTCCCGTACCAGAAAGATTTGAACCACTACTGATAGTGTCTTCTACAACATTAACAGTCGTATTATCTATACCTAATGTCAAATAGGTTTCACGCAAAGAAACAAGGTCATTAGATTCTGGAACTGCACTAAGTTGTAGTATATTACCAGAAGCAATTGTTGATAAAATCACCAAATCGTTAATCACGATCTCTCCCATAGAATAATCAACAGTACCCCAAGAACCCCCAATGTATTCTTTTTCACCACTTCCCTTAATGTAGTAAAGTCTTAACAAACCTGCACCATCATCATTGAGGAAATAAGTATTAACTGTATCACCAGAAATAGCAAATCCTGAAGAGGTAACAGTGGGTTGTGTGGACGTTCCTTGGTTAATGCGGTTACCGTAACATATTTTATAGTTCACTCGTGCGTTCAAAGTAACTATAACGTTCTTTCTCATCTTGAGACGAGTGATATTTGAAGTAATTGAAGCGTCTGCACTATCAATTATACCCTGAAGCTTGGAATATTTGAATTTTCCACCAAATTTATTAAATTCAGATCCAGTATTGAGTGCAACTAAGGTAGCAAATACGGAATTTTTGATTACATCTGATTCTTTCCGTGTAATATTGGGGTTATAGTACACAAAACTATCAATATCAATGTATAAAATGGATGGATCAATGATTGTAGGTTGAACTGCTGCTACAGAATACTCTCTGAGCTTCTTCAAAACAACATTTTTTTCCGAAAGTGATAATTTATCTGCATTTTTAGGTTTAATTGCTAAAAATACCTTACCAAATTCAGGAGGTTCCGCTTCTTCACCACCATAACAAGCGATTGAAGCTACATTTGGGTAAATATTTGGAATAATTGCTTCATAATCCTGTGTTGATACTGCTCTACCGAACGCAGAATAGAATTTTGGAGCTGCAAACTTGATTGCTTCCGTAGTTTCTGCATCTTTACCGCCTTCTGGACGCTCAATTAGCGTAATTGTGATGCCAGAAGTCACAGATTGCTGTTCATCGTCAATAAATGTTCCAATATTTTCAAATTGGAGCAATCCATTAGCTCCAGTACCACTAGAAGTAGTGTAAGTAGCACTTACTACGTCTCCATTTAACAAATCTCTACCAACAATACCGTCTCCGAACATAATTTCGGGTCTTCCATACTCAGATTCCTCCAAAAAGAAGACTTTTGATGTAGAATCTATCTTCGTAATGTCTGTTGCTTGCAAATAACGCTCTGTGACAGTTCCAGAAGTGACTAAAACTCGTAAAGTAGAGGTATCTGCTCTATCATTTGTTAAAATAAAACGTTGCCTTTCAGAAGTATTGCGTACAAATGTGTCTGTGAGGAAATTTCCTTCAAATAATTCAATATTAGAGAACGTTGCAATTCCTGTTCCACTATCCACAGTCTGAATTACGTCTTGTCCAATAGAAAAAACGAAGTTATTATTGTCTAAACCTGTAAAATTAACTACCAATCCTTTCTGTAAAGTAATTCTAGATGGATATCCTTTAGTAATTACGCCTTGTGCATTGGTCGTAACCTGTGTTTGTACTGCAATATTGACAGTACACTTACTAGAACGTGCAGAACGAGGTGTATAACCAAGCATTCTTGCTAGTTTTACAACATTTTCACGTAAAACTGCCGTTTCTAGGAACCCTTCATTGACTGCAAGGTTAGCATTGACCGCTGTATAGTAAGTATTATATGCAAGAGTATCTAAAAGCACCGTCATTGACGATCCTTCAAAGTCATAATCGCTAAACTGTGATTGTGATTTTAGATAATCTTTAATTTGTGCCTTGATTTCGTTAAATTCTAAGGCATTTACCTGTTGGAATGACATTATGGTTTCAATGCAAGCTCGAGTGAATCTACTGTAGGAGGTATACCTAAGATTACATAACGGATTGATACATCTAAGTTGTTACGATCCTCTGTCCATTTAACTTTAGTTTCTAAATGAACAACTCTTGGTTCGTGAATATTAATTGTATCTGCAATTCTATCCTGTAAGTCTGTCTGTAATGAGGGACTAGCATTCTCAAATAATAGTCCAATTACATTACCACCGAACATAGGATCAAAAGGTTTCTCGTAAAAATTATACAATATGATATTTCTTACAGATTCCTTTATGGCTGCTTCGTTCTTCAGTGACAAAACATCATTTGTTACTGCGTTCTTTTCAAATGTCAACGAGAAGTCTCTAAACGACTTCGATTTTATCGCCATTTATATGACAAAGTTTACCTTCAGATATATTTATACTTCTTTTTTAACATTCTTTACCTTCCTATCTGATCTAGGATCGGTAATTAAATATCTGCAGTACTCATTGCCATGATCGTAGAAGTGATCAGACATATCTACAGGAATATTTGCATTCCTTTTTCCGTCTACGATTCTATTTGCCTTGGCCACGATACCTCTTTTTTGCTTTGTTACGAGAGGTAGCACTATACTTAGTATGTTGCCCTCTACCTTGTCTTGTTTTCTTTGGGGTTGCTTCTATTGTTGGAAGACCCATTGCATATCTAGTTGCCATAATTTAACCTGCGAATACGTTTGGTGAACCTGCTGCAACACTTGTACATGTTGCATCTCCTACTCTACCACATCCTTTGCCATTTACAAAGACTGTGCTACTACCACTTGATATGGCTGCACTGTGAGGAGGGCACGGTGAGCCTGGTAGTAAGTGTGTGGTGTTCTTATCTCCTTGTCTGGAGACAGGAATACCATTACAGAAGACGTTACCAGAACCCTGTGCTCTGGACATTCCAGTACAATGGGTTACATCTGCGTCTCCTACTCGTGTTACTGCTGGCATCTTAATAATAATTTGAAATAAAGGAACGTATACCTTCCCACTCATTATATATCTTTAATTCAAGTGTGAAGGTTGCGGGTGCTTGGGCAGTCAGATTACCTGCAGGACCACTCTCCCATTGTACCGTTACGGTGAAAGTTTCAGTTGTGTACGATGTATTGTCCTGATTGAGGTCAAACATTACCTTATCTGGGGGCATGTTAACCAGTCGCTGAACTGTCACAGGGGTAGATGACTTATCTGATTCTCCTTGCTCTACATACTTAAATTCGTCTACGAAAGGATCTTCTATTGAACCAGTAATTGATACAGATGTACTACCAGGTGTAATTACTAGGTCTGGTTGTGATCCAGCTACTGATGCAGTAACATTGGTTACATTACATACGTTAGGTGAAGCAACTGAACAAGAAGCACTCACTGTCTGATTCATTGTAAAGTTAGGTCTGGTTATATCCGTAAGGAACGTTGCTGTTCCGTCAGGAGTTATGGTGACTGCCATATGCTTCTGTTAGTAATCCGTTCTTAACTGCTATATTATACATTATACTATGAATGGTCATATCGTATGCGGTCGTCCATGGTTTTGTCTTCTCATTCTCTATCCAACATTGAAGACTTCCGTATTGTGCCTTCGGTATGTCGTCTCTAAACCATGAATCGTACTCGAATTCGTATTTACTCATTTGCGTTCTCTTGTCATTAACTCCTGCAAGTACTCGGCATATCTACTCATCTCCACATGATCGTTTACGGTATGAGGTGGTTCTGGAGGAGTAGGAGCGAACTTAATCAGATGGTCGAAAGAGGGAGGTATATCCCTTACCCTCGATAGTCTTATGATTTCATCGTTATCTCGGATAACGAATTCTCCTTCTAGTGCTTCCAGTCCTAACATGGTTTGTACTTCCTATGAGATTTATTTAGAGACCAACGACGCGATTTTTGCCCTTTTGTTAGGACTCGCGATTTTTTACCAGTTACAATCCTCGTACTCAGACAACTCAGAAACAGTCTCTGTGCACTTCTGAAGTTCTTCTTCCTCTCTCAGCAACCGTGTCTCATGGTCGCATACAACATCGACGAGCTTCTCATATTCTTCATGACCAGGACGTCTCATCATCAGGTTACTCACAGCACCTTCAAGTCTTGTGAGTCTAGCGAGAAGTTCTTCGTTTGATAAATGAGAGTTCATAGTTTGTAAAGATCGTATGATGGGTTTTAACTTTACTTTCAAGGTAATCGACAATACCTTTTAATCTTTCTACTTCTTCGTTGAGTGCTTCTATCTTATTGACATAATACTCTTCGAGTGTTTTTCTACCGTATTCAGTATAGTAGACATGCGGTTGTTGTTTGCAATCGCCTGACATGTATCCTCCTATTGTTGTTTGATATCAAAATGCCATTTGATATGCTTGATGTAATCAAACGTATCTCCTATATCCTTATCGCAATCCATTTCATACTTACGATCACAAAGAAATCTACGAAGTTCGTAGATACTTTCATACGTTCCTACTTGGTCAAAGTGTTCGTTGTATAAGACGTATTGCATTATTGGAAGTGGGTGGTATATATTATATATTATATCAGAGTATCAACACATTGTCAATAACATAGATATCCTCTAATGTTGTAAGGTAACCCATCTAGTTCTGTCAGCTGATATCTCGACTGTGGAATTAGTTGAGTCATATCCTTGTCTATCTTCTGAGACATGTGCTTTGCTATCTTTCCCTTTTTCCACTTAGTGTATGCTTCTTTCTTACACCATAACTCATAGAAGGTATGCATGTTATCAGTAACCTCATCCTTATGGAAGTAACGTCTTGAAATATCTTCAAACCTTCTATATCTCATGTACTCTATATCCACTCCGAGTTCTTTGAAACCCACTGCAACTACTGCACAATGAGCAGTGTCTGATTTATTCCAATACATTTTCACAGGTTCTTTGCAACTCAAAGGAACTCTGCAAAGAAACATTCTTAGGGCGAGTTTTACATCTGAGGTTAAATAAACGCTCGCTATTTCATCGGAGTATATGGGTTTCACTCTGGGCAGTCTCTAACCGTTCCTGTGGATTCTGCCTTCTCCATAACCTGATATTGTATCGCAGTTACGTCCCATGCCATGTCGTTGACACGTTTCTGGGCAGCATACTCATCTTCTGCTTGTACTCTGATCCACTGCTTATATGTTACTGTGGTCTCTACGTCGAATGTTTTCATAGGGAAAAATTTTTTGAAAAATTATTTATTTTATATCACGCTCGCTCATGCAAGACTTTATAGCTTAGAAAGCGTATGGATGTTAAGCTTAGCAGGCGGATATAAAAAACCCCCCATGGGGGGGATAGTGCCTTAACCAATTGGTGCGTCCTTAGGGAATAGTCTTCCGTCGTCCTCGTCTTCATCATCTAGTGTGACTATGACGAAGTGCTGGCGTATGAACTTGTCATTAAGTAGAAGGTCGTATGTGGTGTTGTCCATTACTTAACCTCCATCCACTTGAACTCAGAGATTGTACCGACTTTCCAGATTGTGATTGGTTCGCCTAGCAATTCTGCTTGTCTCTCTGCTTGACGCTTTGCTTCGCTGAAGTGATCAGCGTGGAATACGTCTGCCCATATCTTAACTTCGTTACCGAAGTGTGAAGGTTGGATTGCCCAAGTAGTCATGTTTGCTCCTTTGTGGTATGTACTCATTATAGCAGGTATGAGAAGGGCATCAAGTGTATTTATGCCCCTCTGTAACAATTGTTTACAGTTCATTTATGCACTCTGTCATTTCGTCGTAGTCTGCTTCTGTCCACTTTGCCCCATCTGGAGTCTTATCCATGCCGAATTCTTGCATCTCTAGGATAAAGTCGAACCAGTCCTCACAACCCCTTGCTATATTGTATAGTCCCTCATCGCCCCCTATCCATAGAGCACAGTTCCAAGTAGTCCAGTCTGACCAACCATTGTACTCTGTGCGAGGTGTATCTGTGAGGTTGATTGATTGTTGAAAAGTCATAAATGCTTTAATCTGATTTGATTCTATTATAAAAGAAAAACTGCCCCCTAACACTACAAAGGGGACAGTTTGTGAAGTGGTCGAGTCGGAGGTTCGATTTAAAAAGCATTTTCCTCTGGGGTCGCTTACCCGTGCCCGACTCAGCTGATTGGGACTTACGTTAGGTTTGTGACGATGCAAGTGAATGCCGAGTCAACCTGTAAACTGCCCAAGGTCTAAAAGGGACAGTCCTCTGGAAGTTTGGGTTGCTCGCCACACATCCATTTGTGGCGTTGCTCTTCTAACCATGCTTCCTTGCATGCATCCGTATCTGAAATTTCGGATGTTTCAGATACTGCGATGATGTCACGGAGAAGGTCTCTTTTCCAAGAATAATAGTCCATTAATGTCTGTCCGATATGTACCAGATACCGTAAGCGTTTAGTCGCTGTGGTTCAAAGTTTCTCTTTGCCATCGCGTCTAATGTCGCTTTGACTACTGGATCTTGCATTGCGGTTTTGTTCATTAGAACTCTTCCGTCGTACATCGGTGTTAGATCGTTGTTGAACATAGATTGAAATCCTGTTTTGTATACTCTTATTATAGAGTAGATAAGGTTGAGGTCTGCACATTTGTAATAAAACGTTACGCTCCTAATAATACAGCGGTGAACGTTAGCACATATAGAAAGATCTTATACAAGGGATGAAAGGACCTTGTTTCCTTGTTTTCTGATTTGCTCATGTAAGGACGAACTGCGGATTATCTGTGGTAGAATATAAGATGCAGTCTTGATTGAATTGCTTCTTATATCGTGATCCGATCGCTTGCAGTGCTTCTACCGTGGAAGGATCCTCTGTAGACACTGAAATAATCATGCACTGTTCCAATTCACCTTTATAAATGCCCGTCCCCTCGGTGATGGTCGCATACTCAAGAGATGTACAGACTTCATTCTTTACGAATTCGATCCACATCTGATTCGTTACGGTACCGCTGTTAGGGATTGTTCTACCTAGGGTGATTGAGTGAGTTTGCATTAAATGCTTTCCGTCTTAACTGATTCTATTGTAATGCATGCAGCGCGACGATATCACCAATTGAGGACAGTAATATTAGTGGCACATTGACTCGTTGACTCTGGGAATCGATCCCTTATAATAGAGAGGTACAACACAATAAGACTAAAATGATCTTAAGACAAATCGGTAGCAATCAAACCGAAATCAGTTTCAACAATGGTACAACACTTTTCTTTTCATATGAAACACCTGTTGCAGGTCACACTATCCTTGATGGTTATTTCAAAACTGATACCTACTATTCTAGAACAACTAGCAAGCACATCAATCAGTATTTGAAGCACGCTGACTCATACGTCAAGACTGTTACAAATGATTACATTGTTAGTCTATGCCACCCTGAAGGATTGGGGGCATAGTATAATAAGGATATGAGAGATAATTCATTCGACAAAGAGTTCTTAAGAACTCTCACCATGACCGAAGACGAAGAATGCGTACTCGGTGAAATGGTCTCATTTTTCAATGATATGGGTTGGATCAACGAATCCACCCAAGAAGCATATGACTCACTTTGTGAGAAATATTGCGAACCTAGTCCATTCGACTACGAACCAATTAATCCACCTACTAGGAGAAATTAATGTCAACACTACATCATGAAGAAATCCTCTGGTCAATATACTATGAGGTTGTTGCTGAGTTCCCATACATGACAGAGGAACAGCACATTGAATTAGCAAACAAGCGTTTTGATGAGGTGTGCCAATAATGCCAAATCATTGCCACAATCGAGTCACATTCTACAGTGACGATACAACAGCGATCCTAAAACTCCACAAGATTTTCTTAAAAGGGATCGAGACTGACGATAACACAGAACCAAACGACACAGTGTTTGGTTCATTCATTCCAGAACCTGACTGGTCTAAAATTCCATTGACTGAGGAAACTTGCCAAGAGTATTCATTCAGTAACCCTAGAGGTGAAGTCGGTGAGTGTCCAGTAATGCTTATTGATAAAGATAAACCATTTAGAAACGGACTCCGTTTCAAATCTACCGACGTGATGGACGATCGGTGGTATAACTGGCGAGTTCAAAACTGGGGAACTAAGTGGGATGCGTACACTATGGAAATAGATGACACGGATATGCCACACGGATTCGAGGTCAATTTCGAGACAGCGTGGAGTCCACCTGAGGAAGTATGCCACGCAATCCGAGAACAATTCGACGATCTTTCTATTAGTTGGTTCTATGATGAACCAGGTTGTGAACTAGCGGGTTATCTGTAATGGATAGAGAACTATTACTGGAACTCAAAGAGTTTCTAACAGAGAGGATGGTGGATAATATGTCCACCAAAGACCTTGCTGAGTACGTCGCTAATGACCTATTCAATTACTTTGACAAACTAGGTGAACATGAATTCCTAGAGGAAGCAGAGAACTATTGGGGTGATATGTTTGGTGAAGTTATTGATGAAGTCCAAGACTACATGAAATGTGACATCAAAAAACCTATCAAGTCATTTACAGCAGAGACAGACTAATGTAAACAATTGTTTCAATATGCTCACTTGTCCCCTAAGTGAGCATACTTTCGACTATAATAAAAGAGTACAAACGAAATTCATTCATTTTTAGATTATGCAATTCCTTTACGTAGACA